CCAAGGGGCGTCGTGGTTCTTGGGGTCGTACAGGCCGTAGCGTTCCACGTCGGCCGTCACGGCGTCCAAGGCGTCGATCAGGGTGGTGATCATCCTGTCGAGATCGTCCCACATGTTGGCGTCCTCAGCCATTATCATCCTCCATCTCGGAAAGGTCCGCGGCCACCCCCTCCACGGTCCCCTGCATGTTTCGGCACTGGTCCCCGAGCAAAAGGCACAAGGCGCGTGTGGATATCTCGCGGTCTTGCAGAAGGCCCAGAAGCTCTTCCTGCTCCATGGCCTCCACCTTTTCAGAGAAGGGTTCACAATGATCGGGGTGGTCATGCAGCAAGACGGAGATGTGGAACAGCATCTCGCCTATCTCCCTCAAGTTGTTTGAGGCGATTCGGAGGGGGGAGTTCAAAGAAGGCTGCTTGGTCATGGCGTCCATCCGTTCTCGTTGGCCACCGGGCCGATGTAGTTGCCGCGGGCGTCGAACTTGATCAGGTTCGGATACGACCGCAGGACGATGGTCAAAACGTCGTCGTCCTCGATCTCGTTGAACAGGCGACACGCGCCCAAGAAGTCGTCCTTCTCGAACAGGTCGTCGAGCTGGCAGAGGATCGCATAGGCGGACTGAGACTGAGGGGTCGGGTGCAAAGCTTTGATCGGCATGGTCAACGTCCTTTCTGTGACGAGGGGAGCAACATGGCATGGGGTGCAAATGATGTCAATACGAGAAACGCGGACCATGGACCTTTGCTATAGAGCAGAGAGAAAATCACAGGGTTGATCACAAGGTTAAATGCCCATTTACCAGTGGTGTCACAGGGTTCACAGGGTTGTTCTAAAATTGATCTTTTCCGGCCGCGCGCGCGGTAGGTTGGTAAGTATGTTAGTATATAATATGTTGATATAATGCATAGTTTTAACAACTATCGGCGGACCTGAAACAGGGTCTGTCACAGGGTTTCAAACAACCCTGTGATCCTTGTGACACCACTGGTACACAAGGGTTTAACCCTGTGATCAACCCTGTGACATTTTGCTTCCCTTATAGTAAAACCATGTGACGGACAGGAGGACTGCCGCATGGCGCGAGCCAAACAAACGCACAAGCCCAAGCTTGATATCTTGGTGAACCCCAAAACGAAGGGCCTCACGGAGAAGCAGGAAAAGTTCTGCCGGATCTATGCCACCGAGGACGTCACCCGAACGGAGGCGGCCAAGCTTGCTGGGTTCGGAGAGAAGACCGCTTCGTGGGCCGCATCCCGTTTCTTGAACGGCCGAGACTACCCACACATCGTTGCCCGCATAGCCGAGATCAAGGAAGAGCTGGCCAAGAAGTACGAGGTGACCTTTGATGGTCACATCAGGCAGCTTGCCCGCATCCGTGACATGGCTCTGGAGAAGGGCAACTACACCGCAGCGCACGCGGCCGAGAAGAGCCGAGGTCAGGCGGCCGGGTTGTACATCAGCCGCAGCGAGATCTTGGTCGGCAAGATCGACCAGATGGACCGAGAAGAGGTATTGGCCGAGATCGCCAAGCTTCAGGCCCAGTTCCCGATCTTGATCGAACAGACCGCCCCGACGCTCGACATGATCGCAAGTAGCCGAGACCCGGATGACCTGCCAGATTTTGTCACCCCTGAAGAGCGGGCGCGTCTCGAAGCGGAGATCGACGAGTGAATACAGAAACTGCGCTTTGGAAACACCTCAAGAAGGAAACGGGCAGAGACGTCCACTGGACCCGCATCGAGGCGCGGGTGGGGGCAGGTATCCCCGACATCAACGGAGCCTATCTGTGGCCCGTTTCTGGCCGTCCTAGGGGCATTGAAATCTGGTGCGAGCTGAAGGTGTGCAAGACCAAGGCCTACAAAACGGCCGGGCTATGGCGGCCAGCTCAAATTGCTTGGCAAACCGCGCGTTCTCAGAAAATGGGAAATGTGTGGAACTTGGTCAGCCACCCTCAGGCAGAGGTCGTTAAAATATATGGGGGCGACAAGATTCTCAATCTTTGGGAAGATGGAACGGGGGCCACGGAGCCTGATATGGTAATCAGATACCGCAATCCCTACGATTCGTGGTCCATGTTCCTTGAACTGGCGGCCTCGCGGGCCTTAGATGCAATAGAACCTCGCGGGCCTTAGATCGCGCGGGCCTTAGATGCAAAGGATCGCGGCTGGTCCGCACAAGAAAAACCCCCGGTCTTTCGACCAGGGGTTGTCGCGCGGGCCTTAGATGCAACTATACGTTGTCCCCTTTCACCTCACCCAGCCTGATTGATAGGCGCGTTTCATTTCATAGACGGCCATCGGGTTAACCCGGTGGCCAAGCTTTAGCGGGCCTTGGAATATGAGCCCCAGCAATCGGCCGCGCTCATAATCCCACCGCGTGTTGGTCTGGCCGTGCCCCTGATAGCAGTCGTAATCCATCGGGATCCCGGCGCGGGCCTCGCGGAAACCGCGCACGAAAGCTGCGGAGCGCATAACGCCCCGCAAGCCCGTGTTTTTGGTGCTGACTTGCTTTGTCATGTCACGCCTCCTCGATGGTCACGCGCCATGCGTTCCTGTATTCGGATCGGTCCCGTATTTGCGACGCGCCATCGAGGACGTTGGCTGCCCTTGTCGACTCAAGGTAGGTGATCGGCCAAGAGTCGCGAAACGTCCACACGGTGACCCGGAAGAGAAATGTTTTCATGTCACGCCCCCACGAAACGCTTGGCCGTCGGGCCGTGTGAATTGATCACGATCCCGGCGCGGGCCTTGGCCGACGTCCCGCCGCACGCGCGACAATCCTCGCACGTCGTGCGCTGCCCAGCTTCCTTTGACGCCGGGCAAGTAACTTCGCCGGTCAGCTTTGCGGCCGCGGCCGTCTTGACTCGGAACGTGCGCCATCCGAGCGCGCGGGCCGCGTCGGCTTCCGCCGGGCTGTCGACGCTGGCCATGCAGAGCAAACGAAACGCGGCGAAGCGGGCCTGCTTCCATTGGTGCGAATAGCCGTTAACCGCGGCCGTCTTGAGAGTCGCCGCGCGCCAGATCTGGAACGGCGCGGCCGTCGGATCCCCATATGTGCCAGCGCGGAATGCGAGCCCGGCAAACAGGTCCGGGATTAGTTTCAAATCATAGTCGACGCCGGGCCTTGCATAGCGGCCGCGTTGGAACGCGCCGAACACGGAAACAACGGACCGGCCGACTTGCACATAACAGGATCCGTCATTGGCCGGACGGTGAATGCAGTCGCCGCAAACGGCCGAGTCTGCCCCACTGCGAAGCGCGGTCATGGGGTCCACGTCGGCGCGGATGATAAAGGTCTGAACCATTGCGCCGGTCTTGGCATTGCTGCTGGCAGTCGTGATCCTGTTTGCGATCACGACAATTGGGGATCCGTCTAGGATAGACGGGCCCTCGTACAGGATAACGCCGGAAAACTTGTTTCGGCGGAGCGCGTTTCGCATCTCGCGAGCGGTTTTGATCATAGTCCTGCCCTTTCTTGGCAATTGAACGGATCGAAACTAACATGAATCGTCAAGCCTGGCAAGATGAAAGTATAGCGTCGACGCGGTTTTTTGCGCGGGCCTTTGATGCAATTTAACCGCGGGCCTGCGGCCGCGCGGTCCTTTGATGCAATATAATCCCGGCCGGCCGGCGCGGGCCTGCGGGGGCGCGGGCCTTAGATGCAATAGAACACGACCGGCAAAGGAAAAGCCCCCGGACCGAGATCCGGGGGCTGCGTCGTAAGGGGCCGCGTCGCTGTAGGCCCGTCATGTTATGAGGCCTTGCAGAGGGCCTTTAGTTCGGCCTTCACTCGGCGCGCCGTTTCGCCGCGCCACGTCGTGGCATTGGACAGGAAATAAAGCACAATGCTTTTCCCGCTGTCGTGAATGTAGTTATCGTCCACGCTGTCGAGCGTGGACATGGCTTGTAAGTAGGGCACGGCACCGAAATAGGGTTTTTTCCAGTCCCGCGAGATCTCGGCCGCGATAGTGTACAAGGGGCGATTCATGCTCGGTTCCTTTCTAGTTAACATAGTCAATATAGGATAGAACCGTGGCCCAGTCAAGGGCCACGGTCCAAGTTTCTTAGGCTGCGGCGCGCTTTCTCGCGACCACCCGCACCGTCATGATCTCGGTTGTCCGAGTGCACGCGCGAGCTTGTTCGGCCGTCAAGATTGCGCGGACCGCCTCGGTGTCGAGCGTCGCGCGCTCGGTCCAAGTCACGGTGGCCCTGAATAAGTCGCCGTCAATCTCGGAATAGCCCGACTCGGTCAAAGCTTTCTTCAGGGCCTTTTCTTGATCCGTCAGGGCCGCAATCTGCGCCTTAAGCGCGCCTAATTGGTCCACAATCGCTGCATAATCCATTGGTCTAGTCCTTTCTGGTCTCGTCAGCACCCGCCTCACGGGTGGACCGGGCCGGAGCCCGGTTTCGACCTGTTACCACGCCCCGTCGCGCACTTTGCGCTGCAAGGGCCGCAGGACATAGGAATGTTTCGCCACGTCCGGGTTATTGAACCGTAAGTCTCGCATATACTTGTCGGCCAACACGCGGGTTTCGAATCGCACTAGGGCGCGCGTGTTGTGGGGCGGATCAATAACCACGGTCCATTGCGTGTTGTGGAACAAGGGTTCATTTATTTGTTGCTGATGCCACGTTGCCATTGGTCTAGTCCTTTCTGGTGGGCGCCCGGCCTTTCGACCGGGCGCGTTTGATTACAGGGTTGCGGTGCCGGTCATGTTGATTTCGATCTCACGGCCGGACAGGGCGCTGTCGATTGCGTCCTCTAGGGCGCCGTCGATCAGGTCCCGCACCTTGTCCTCTAGGTCGCTGTCGAGCACGCTGCGCTCCTCTAGTTCGCGCACCCGCTCCTCGACCCGGTCAAAGCGCGCGTCAGGCAGACCCGTTGCTGTCAGGTCTTCTAAGACTGACTTGTGATGGACCTGCGTGTTTTCTAAGTAGCGGATCCGCGCGTCCATGGATTCGATCAGAACCTTTGTCGCCTTCAATTCGTTTTCCAGAGTCGAGATTACATCGACCAGTCCCGCGAACCCGACGACTGCTTTGCTGAATGCTTCACTCATTTTATGTTCCTTTCTTGAACCCGGTCTCATTGTGAAACCGTGTTTGCACAATAGCATTGACCGACAATATAGTCAAGAAGAAAAGATATCACGAAAGCGTGATGCTGCACTGCAACATGACGGCCGCGGGTCCCTTGGGGCCGAACGGATCTGAGGCGCGCGGGCCGCGAAACCCCGACCCCCCTGCGCGGGGCGCGGTCTACGCGGACCCCCGTAAAACCCGATTTTCCCCGGACAGTGAGCAACATAAAATTGTCCTGACCCCCCAATTTGACAATTGACGTCAAGGTACCGGGCACCCCATACATAGTAAAAATGCCCTTAGGATCCACGGACCACGGACCATGTTACAAAATCTCTGCTACACTCCCCTCCCGCCCTTGGTCCGTGGCGGCCTATAAGTCGCCTCCCCTCGGCGGGTAATGCTCACCTCCCTTGCGTTGCTAACGGACCACGGACCATGAACCTCACTCCGAAGATGGATGAAGAAAGCCTGAAAAAGCTTGCAAAGCTGTATCAGCGTCTTGGTCAGTTGGAGCAGTCACAGCAGGCCCGCGAGCACTTCCTTCCCTTTGTTAACGCCGTGTGGCCGGGGTTTATTGCAGGAAGGCATCACCGGATCGTGGCTGAGAAGCTGGAAGCCGTGGCCAATGGGACATTGAAGAGACTGATCATCAACATGCCGCCGAGGCATACGAAGTCAGAGTTTGCTTCTTATTTGTTCCCGGCGTGGTTCATTGGCCGCCGTCCGGATCTCAAGATCATGCAGGCGACGCATACGGCGGATTTGTCTATCCGTTTTGGTCGCAAGGTGCGAAACTTGATGGACGGGGAGGACTATAAAAAGGTCTTTCCTGATGTGAAGCTTAGGGCCGACTCGAAGGCGGCCTATCGGTGGGAGACTGACGATGGTGGCGAATATTATGCAGCGGGTGTCGGCGGCTCTATCGCGGGTCGCGGCGCGGATCTCTTCATTGTGGACGACCCACATTCGGAACAGGATGCGCTGAGTCCGACTGCTTTGGAGAATGCGTGGGAGTGGTACATGGCCGGTCCCCGCCAACGTCTGCAACCGGGTGGGGCTATTGTTGTGGTCATGACCCGGTGGGGCGAGGCCGATTTGACGGCGCGTTTGATCAAGCAGCAGGCGAGGGATCCGAAGGCGGACAAGTGGGAGGTGGTCGAGTTTCCGGCCATTCTGGACAGTGGGGAGCCGCTGTGGCCGGAATACTGGAAGCTCGACGAGTTGGAGAAGATCAAGGCGTCGATTAGCAATTCGAAGTGGCAGGCGCAGTATATGCAGCGGCCGACTTCTGATGCGGCGTCGATTATTAAGAGGGACTGGTGGCAGGTCTGGGACAAGGACGACGTGCCGCGGTTGCAGTATGTCATCCAGAGTTACGATACGGCGTTTCTGAAATCACGGACCGCGGACTATTCGGCCATCCAAACGTGGGGGGTTTTCTTCCCAACGGAGGACTCGCCCCCGAACTGTATCTTGCTCGACGCCAAGAAGGGGCGGTGGGAGTTTC